TCAAATGCCTGAATAGTCATTTCCTCAACATCAGCAATGGTCACAAAATTAGGCCAATTAGCCAAATAAATGCTGAAGTTTCCATTGCCAACAAGTTGCATATATGGATTTGGAATCACAGGAAATCCAAAAATATAAACAACTGAACCACCATCACCATCACCAACTTCAGCAAACTGTTTAATTGCCGAACCGCCTAAATTACGCAAATTGTGAATAGTCTGCGGGTGCATCATCCATGCTGTGCCGGGTAATGTCCAATATTGCGCGGGAAACAAACGCGCCATGTCGGTAATGTCGCCGTAAGCAATAGCCGCCGCCGCTTGGCTAAATGTTGCAATGCTGTGAATGCCGTTTGTAATTGCTGTGCCGCTTGAGCCATAAGCAGAAGCAGATGCAGTTGTGTACATATTTAAACCGCGCAAACCACTTGTGCCGCCTGTGGTGGTGGTAGTCGTTCCAGATTGGTCGTTATTAAGAATCATAGATGCCGCTTCAGTAGCGCCAAATTCCTGCGCTAAATCTGAAACCAATGTTTCATTTAAGTAATTTACATCTGTCAAAACCGCAGAACGAATTGGCAATTGTGCCGTAATCACGCGAGTTGGCAACTGCCAAATAGTTGTATCTGTTGCGGGTGTACCGCTATCAGCCGTAAATGTATAACCCCAAGGGTTTGTTTGATTTGTTGCATTACCTGTCTTGCCAACAAATTGAACCGCGCTTGTGCCGTTACTTTTAATAATTCGTGCCGCTTGACGAATAGGATTTGCAAAACGCAATGCCGCAAATGCGTCATCAAATAATGTACGACCACCAACATTACTGCCTGAACCCGTGATGGCAGATGCTTCGGTCAAATCAATATTGACTTTATCGCCTGTTTCTAAAGTCTGTTTAATGCCTGTCAGAATTCGTTCAGTAATGCTCATGGTGTTTCCAATTTGGGTTGCAGAAAAAAGGGTGGAGGTTTTTTGCCCCCACCCAAGGCAACGATTAGGTTGATGTGCCAGTTGAACGATAGCGAACGCCAGCATTCGGGTCACGAACAGATGTAGCCAAACGCTTTTCACCATAGAACGTGATGTAACCCGGCGCTGTTTGATCGTAACGGCGCATAACCATGTTCAAACGATCAATGATCGTGTGGAAACGTGACCAATCAGCAAAGTACATTGGGTACAAGCTGTTAGTTCCAGCAGAACCAGATGATGTTTGTGATGGTGTATCCAAATACTTATTCATCACAACATCAAAACCCAACATTTGACCAATGATGCCATCAGGATTCAGTGATTCAACTGAATTGAAGATTGGACGACCATTAGTGTCTTGCAAGCCACGGATTGCTTGTGCCAAAACTGGATTAACCATGAATTTGGCATTGGATGTCCAATATTGTTGTGGCAAAGCATAAATCAAGTTGATTACGTCTTTGTAAACAATGCTGTTTGCGCCAACAGTATTTGCATTGGAAGTTAACTGGTCATAAGTTGCCAAGCTGTGTAAGCCTGTGGTTGAACCTGTACCAGATGTACCAAATGCCGCCGCTGATGTTGTGCCGCCTGTATAACTGGAATTTGCACCACCATACTGGTCAAGACCGCGCAAACCATTAGAACCACCATAAGGCAATGATGTTGCACCTTGGTCGTTATTTTGAATCATGCTCAATGCTTCAGCTTGTGCAAATTCAGCCAACATATCATCAACTACGTTTGCTTCCAAACCATCAATGTCATCCAATGCCGCAGTACGGATTGGAAATTGCACGTTCAAATCTTGCAAAACTAATTGCCAAATTGAAGTATCTTCAGTTGTTGGTGAGCCGTTGTTCTGAATGCTGTAACCCCAAGCCGCACCAGCATTGCCAGTTTTGACACGGAATTGATAGCTTGAACCATCAGTTGCAACAGTGCGAGAAATGCCACGCATGGGGTTAGCCAAACGCAAAGCAACAAACACAGGGTCATAACCTGTACGACCACCTTGATTGTTACCGCCACCAGTTAAAGCTGATGCTTCTTTTAAGTAAGCGTCATATTGACTTTCATCTGCAAACATTTTCAATTCTTTTTCAACATTGCGACCGCCTTTGTAGTAGGTAGCAATTTGTTCTTTAACTGAACGATTTACATCATCACGAACAGTTTTTGCTGGTGCGCGAATGATTGCTGGTGCTTGCACTGTTGCAATTTTTGCTTCCAATGCGGCAATTTTTTCTGTCATTTCTACCTTAACAGCTTCCACTGCTTCAGGAATTTTTGCTTCTACTGCTTGGACTGCTTCAAGTTGTTTAACTTCGATAGCATCCAGTTTTTCAAGGATGGCTTGAGACATGATTAACCTTTCAATCGTTTATCTAGGGATTTTGACAACTCGCGCATTTCAAGTGCTTTAAGTATGTCAGCTTCTTCGGTCACATCCACATCGGACTCACTCTGTTGTGGCGCATTTTCAATAGGCGTTTGGATTACTTCACGCAATTCCAAAACCTTTTTGAAGATAGATGCGGAAGTGACCGCATCTTTTTTGGAAATCCCTGCTTCGCGCAAAGCCTTTTCCAAATTCTTTAAATTAGCAGAACCATCTTCTCGGAAATATTCCAACTTAGAAACTTCTGCATTTGGGTTATTTGGGTACATCACTACGCTGACTTCACGCAAGCCGCCTTTAGTAATTTGGAAATAACCATCTTCATAAGGGTCATCACTACCAATAGTCATTGGTGTGCCATCTTCTTTGACCCATTGATATTCATCAGCATATGCGCCAACAGAAACGCCGCCAAACATTGTTGGCGATTCGGTCATGATTTGATACAAATCAGAACCAGCAGTAGTGTTCATGTAAATGCGACCTGTGGCAGTCATACCATCATCATCAAATTCAAATGAATGCCATTCACCAACAGGCATTGAATCAGCGGCGTGATTCAAAAACATTGGCAATGGTTTGCCCTCTGCACTGAATGACTTTGCCCAATCCATAAAGCCCTCAGGCTGATAATTGAACTTGCGACCATCTGCGCCCTCACGTGCGCCCCATGTGGTTACTCGCGCTTCAATCTTGCCAGTTGGTTCTTTGTTTGCGTCCTGTGCTTCTGTTACCAGTTTCGCTTCGCAAACCATCATCAAGTTTTTTGTCATGAATTACCTCATCGACTTTTGTTCGGTCAATGTCTTGTATTGTTTTGGGCGGTCTGCCGCGAGGCGGCTTACCTCTAGGTTTGTAATCTTGCAAATATGCTACCACTTTTTTAAAAATAGTTGACATTATTTTAATCCATCAAGCACAAAGCAATAAATTCTTCATCAGTCGGGTTTTGGATTCCCCGCGCTGTGATTGTATTTATTTTCATTTCATGCAAAATTGACTTAACATTTACACTTGCATGGATAATGATTTCACCATGCGCTGATATTTGATTAACTCTGCCAATTCCATAAACTGGCTTAACATTTGCCTTTGCATGAATTGCAGGATTTATCCTGTCTGGTTCAATAATAAAGGGATAACCTAAACCGCCGTTAGGTAATACAGGCGCAATAGTGTTGCCGCTTGCAGTAACAACACCAACATTTCCAATTGCTTCAACTCCAAAAACATAAGCATTGCCAACATCACTTCCAGTAGCGGTAATTGTTCCAACCGTACCAGTTGCTTGTACGCCTGTTAAGTTTGTTTGACCATTTCCATTTGCAAATGTTGTACCAACTGCGCCTGTGGTTTGTACGCCTGTTAAGTTTGTATTTCCTGCGCCTGTTGCCGTTGTCGTTCCAACAGTACCTGTACTTTGTACGCCAAATATATTTGTATTTGACGCGCCAGCGGCTGTAATTGTTCCAACAGAACCAGTTGCTTGTGCGCCTGTTGGATAGGCATTACCATTTAAAATTGTGCCGCCAGAAGCTGTTACTGTACCAACTGCGCCTGTGGCTTCTACACCTGTGACGTTTGCTATTCCATCAATAGGAATTGCCGAAAATGGCAATTCAGCAAATGCATCGAAACCAAAAGTCATGGCGCGGTATCAAGAATAGTAGGCTGATTTCCTGCTTCCACCCAATCAATGACAAGCCCCAACAGTGCGGTGTATGAAGATGACATATGTACCTCAGTTTTTCATGATTTTAGTTTAAAAAAACATCAAAAAGTTGCCACCGCCACCAGCAGATATTGCGGCAAAATTCCAATTTGAATTGTTACCGCCATCAATATTTCCATAATTAGTTGGCGCTCTCCATGTTGCCCCACCTGTAGCGTTGCTATCTATAATATATAAATTATTTGTAATTATAGTCCCGCTTGATTTACTGATGTACGCCTGTGTTCCAGATGTACTTGATTTTAATGTATTTGTATTTCCGCTAACTCCATCAATTGACAAATTACCAGCAATATTTAAAGTTGATCCCGCAAAAAGAGTAACAGACCCACCGCCTCCCGAAGAAACTGAAAGATTATTTATTGTGTAACTTACTGCGCTTGAACCAATGGTGATATTACTACTAGCAGAAACATTTCCAATATTTAAACCCGGCACATCTACCGTGTAACCTGACCCGCTAATAGTTCCAGTATTAGTTAATGTTGTGCCAGTTGAAATGCCTTTAAATGTTCCGGCGGAATTAATAGTCAGGGTTGTGTTTATATTTAAAGTTCTTGTTCCTGCGGCTGTAAAATCAAAAGTTGTAACAGTTAAACTGTTTCCATTGGTCGAAAATGTACCGTTTGTTAATGTAACTGTTGGCGCACTTGATGTACCTGACAATTGCCAAGAACCGCCAACTCCATTAAATGTAAGTGCAGAGCTTGATGAAATATTGATGTTTCTTGCAGTTGCGCTTGTTGATGCAAAAGTTAATGCGCCAAATGGATTGGGAGATTGAGTTGTAGTAGAACCTCCAAAAAATCCACCGTATATTGTGCGTCCCGTTGCCCCGCCAAAAAGAGTTATGGAAGAACTGGGTAAAACACCTAAATCTGCAATCCAATTTCCACTTGCTCCACTTGCAAGAACTACTGTTGGTGCTGAACCAAAGAAAAACGACATTGCATTGGCTTCTGCGCCAGTTGTTGTTCCATGCAAAACAGTAAGTGTAGAAGCAGAAGTATTTACGCCTGTAAATTGAACAGAGGCAGTTCCTGATCTGGTAAATCCTGTGGCTACAGCACAATCCCAATAAGTAGCAGTGCCAGTTCTTGTAATGTTATAAACACCAGTACCAGTAAAACCTCTACTTACTGAGCTACTTGATGTATATAAACCAAAATGCGTTAAGGTATAACTTTGCAGATCAATTGTGCCAGATGTATGCGTTATTGTTCTTGATGTTGATGTGCCAACAGCTAAGTTAGCTTGTAGTTGATAAGTACCTGTTCCAGAAAATGTAATTGGAAAATCTAAATTTAATGGTGAGGGAACTGTTATTTTTTGCGTTCCAGAACCAGCAAATGTTTTTATACCTGTTCCCGCATTTACAGTCATTGTTGATATAAGTGTTAAATCACCGTAAATAGTAGGCGCAAAAGCGCTTGACAATGCTCCTGTAAATGACCCACTAAAAGTTAAACTTCTAATATTATTTGTTCCTGTACCTGAAATAGTGCCAGAGCCAGATTGAAAATCAAAACTTATACTATTTGCTTCTGTAACCGCACCAGCGGCAAGTGTTCTATTTGTAGCACTTATAGAAGTTGATTTTATTAAAGGAGTTCCAGTAACGCTATATGTAGTATCACCAGTAAAAAAAGTGCTTGTACCAGCGGCTGAAATACTGTTTGACCCAAATGCTAATGTTCCGGGGAAGCCTGTCATTGTTAGCGTTGAACAAACAGCACCTGTGCCAATAGTTACAGTATTAATGCCAGAAAGATTTGTAAAAAATACAGTATCAATACTTGTAGGAATGGGTAAATAAGTAGTTCCACCGCTTGTTGAAGCCCACTTAGAACCCGCTGTTGTGTCCCATGTATCAGTACCACCAACCCAATATTTTGCTACCATGATTAAGCCTGTGCCACACAACGCCATTTGCCACTAGGCGTGGCCGATGGATTCCAAACAAAACCAATATCCAAACGGGCAGTTGAAACCGTTGTTGTTGGTAACGATACTGTTGATGCTTCAAAATTTGCAGAATCTAATGTAAACCCCACTGCTCCTGATGCTCCTGTAATTGAAAGCCATAGTTTTTGCCCATTGGTTGGTGCTCCTGATGTTGTAATAGATGTAATTGTTGTTGTTTGACCTGTAATAACAACTATATCGTAAGAATCTGTGGCTATTACATATGTTGCTGAATTTGTAGAAAGCGGTTGAACCCTTGGGGTCACACGTTTATTGGTCAATGTATCAGTGGTAGCTTTACCCACTAATGTATCTGTTGATGTAGGTAATGTCAGCGTACCAGTATTGCTGATGGTGCTGATAACAGGCGCTGTTAAGGTTTTATTAGTTAGTGTCTCAGAACCAGTGTAAGTGACGATAGACGCACCAGCCAAAGTAGTTGACCCTGTGCCGCCGTTTGCTATTGGCACTTGATTGATAAGTTGCGTTGCGGCATTGACAGAACCAAACACATATTTAAGCTGACCATTAGGGTCAAATGTGGCATCTGTTGTCCATGTGTCGCCCGCATTAAGAGTGACCTTGGCAATAACACTAGTAGCACCAGCACTATTAACGTAACTAATTGTTACTGTAACTTGTACGTTATTAGTGTTTTGAATATTGATAGATTTAATAACTCTGCGGGTAGATGCAGAAGGTGCTGGGGTTATTGTTACAGCTGATGTGCCGGTTAACAACCCATTATTAGCCCCCTCTGTAAAAGTTGTGCCATTGTTATCAGCCCAAGCCACAACATAACTAGGTTGTGTTGCGGGTGCGGCATCTAAAACCGCTGTGATTGTTTTTGATGTTGTGTCTAGGACTAGCATAATTTTCCTTATCTGCTTATGAACCAGCCGTAAGCATTTCCTGCGCCAGCGTTACTTGCCACAATTGCCGGATATGTGATGAACACATTTACTGTTCCAGAAAAAGTAACAGCACTGTTTGAATTGCTTGAAGAGTATACTGTTGTTCTGGTTAATGTGGGGCCTGTAGTTGAGTATGTGCCTAAGCCAACCTCCCAATTACCAGACGCATCAGTGGCTGAGTAGTATGTGGTGTTTCCGTTTCCAACAATCGCAAATGATTGAAACCCCGTGACAGCACCAGATAGAGTAAAACTTACCGTAGTGTTTGCGGTAGCAATTTCCTTTACGCGATCAGCAAGGACAAGTGCCATGATTAAGCAATACGAATAAGACCACTAGCACCAGCGGCAGGAAAGTTAACAGTAAATGTGCCAGCCGTGCTGGTTACATCACCGCCAAAATCATAAGCCGCAACGGATTTGTTTGATTTGCTTGAGTTATAAATTAAACAACCACGTGCAGTAATTGTTGAAGTTGACCAGCTTGGATTACTAAAAGTTAAATAAGCTGTTGACCCAGATAAACCAGTAGTAAAACCAGCAAGCGTAGCACCGCCAGCCGTGTAGCCTGTGCCTACCACTTCATTGGTTGCAGAATATGCTGTTGTAGACGCATCTAATGTGGCTGATGATGTATACAAAGCTATTTTGTATGTATCGCTAGAAGTTTGTGTTCCAGACAAGACATCTTGCTTGTAGGAATTGGTCATTGTTGTCGTGATAGCCATTTAAATTTCCTTTGATTCTGCGCCGATGATTGCACCCTCGGCATTGCGGATAAGCGTGATGTGCTTGGTGACTCTTTTTTGCTCTTGCTGGATATTAAAATTTAACCCTGTTGGAGTTGATTTTACTTGCACATTGGGCAGTTGTTGTAATTCAGGCACATGAATTTCTTCTTGTTCTTTGCCAATGTTCATCTTCTTGGTTTGATTGCCGCCGCCGCCACCAGTGTCTTGTGCGCTTGACCCCGCAATTGGTTCAGATTTTTTAGGGTTTTGCAACTCATCTGCGCCATCCATGTTTGCTTTGCCTAAATATTCACGCGCTTCATTTGGTGTCATGATGCCAGCGTTGACACCAGCAACCACATAATTCATCTGGTCAAGTGGTGCGCCTTTGAGAAAATCTTGCGTGTCAAATTGAACACACAAATTTGGATAACCCTTAAATAGCGATGCCTTTAGTTTTTGCTGTACGTTAACAATGATTGGGTACATGGTGGATTTGTAGAACTCATCCAGCATGGTTTGTGTGTTGTTGTATTTCTGATCACCAATATGAAGCATCGCTGGTGGTACGCCATACAAGCCGCAAATGCGTTTCATTGTCTGCATTTTCAAATTTGCCAAATCTGTGTCTTGCAAACTCAACATTTTTAACGGTTCGTATTTCATACCTTGATCAAGCAACATTCCCTGACCCGGCTTGCTTTTGTCCGTTTGCTGACTGCCAACCATGCTCGACCATGCTTCTTTTAATCGTGCGGCAATTTCTTTATATTTGGCATCAGGAATCACATTATCAGTAATAAACATTCCGCTTGGCTTTGCGCCATTGAGCATGACGTAATTGGCATAAAGATCAATGTCTTGATCAAGCCCCACCAATTCAGCCGCCAAAATACCTTTGTTAAAACCAGCCGAACCCTGCCACGCCATATCTTTGCAATGCATAACCTGATGCGCCCCTAATGGTTCTTCTTTATTGAAGCCATAAGATGGTGTGGACAGGCGATAACTAGGGTATCGGGTTGGCGTGATGGTAACCGCAATCAATGTACTGTCCAATTCGTACATTTCCAATGGCGTTTGTGTTGGATCGGCTTGATCTTTTCTCCACCACAGCGTGAATGCTTCACCGAGCAATTCATGCCACATCATCCACTGATACCAATATTCGTATGAACTTTGAAAATTATTTGGATTGCTTAATAGATTGAAAACTTGTCTGGCTTTATTTTTGTCGCGCACACCAACATTTGGGTCGGTCAATGCGTTGACATAAGTGCCATCTTCCGACAATGCCATGATATTGATGGGCAATTGTGCAATTGCTCTTGCTTTAACGCCAACGCACGACATAACGGTGCTATTGCGCGTAAGCATTGCAGTATCAACAGGCCGACCAGCATTGGTGCTACTTGCTGTTGTGACGTACAGAATTTGTGTGTTTACTGTCGCATTCTTATTGTTGCCTTGATAAACAACATTATTTCCTAGCGCAGTTTGACCAAAAAGGGTATTTGATTCTTTGGAATCTTTACCTTTTCCAACGAATCTATCAAATATTCCCATGATTCACCTTTAAAAAGTGCGGAATCCAAACCCACTCATTGTCGGATTGTCCAAAGAACAATGCATTGCAATGATTAGAGATATTATGCCATCAACCTTGGCAGATTTGTCATTTTCATTTTTCCGAACCTTAACATTTCCATTCACATCTGTATATACCTCGCAGTTGCCAAGTTGCCAGCCAACAAAAGGATTTCCATCATGTTTGATGCAATGGTTCATGATCAGCTTTTCAACGTGCTTGCTTGGATTACTTAACACCGCCATACCTTGCCCGACTTTCTTAACAGGCAAACCAGCTTCATGCAATCGAGCTACAAGACTTGCGGCGTTGTAAGCGTCAAAGCCAATTTCTTTAACTTCATATTTGGCGGCTTGAGAAATTATGTAATCACTGATCTCGCGGTCATCCATTACATTGCCCTCTGTAATGTGTAATATTTTGCTATTTACAGCAAGTCTAAAAATGTCTGAATAGTGTTTTGGTACAAGTTCCAAACCATCTTCAGGCAAAAAGAATTTAAATTCTGCTTCATAGTCATCATCACCAAATCGCTTTAATGTACAGACTGCATTTAAATCTCGGGTTGCCGCCAAGTCAAAGCCAATATAAACCGATTCTGGTGATCTACCCAAATTTATAACACTGTTGCATTTTGGATCGTCCCAATATCCGCGATCAAGCCAAGCAGAATTTGCGCTGACATAAATGTTAAGTGTTTTGCAAAGAAATTCATTTAACGCGGCGGGTTTATGTTTGGCTTGTTCTGCGCGTTCAATAATTGCATCTTCGTAAACGCTGATGCCGTGCATTGGGTTTGCTTTTGCCCATGTTTTAGGGTCGCGCCAATCATCGCCAACATCAAGGCTGTACAGCAAGCCAAACCAGCGCGGATTATCTGCGGCTTCACCACTTAACATATTTTCTAGCATTTGCATATCTTCAAAAAACTTGGTGTCTTTTGTAAAGCTGGCGGTAGTGATGTAAATACGCAACGGATTTTTTCGCGCCACCATACCTGAATGCAAAACTTCAATTGAATTTCTGTCTACGATTTGCGCGGCTTCATCAATAATGGCGCATGATGGATTCATGCCATCGCCTGTTTTTTTGTTATCGCGGCTTAACGCTTTAAATTTTGTTTGACTGTCGCCTGTTTTATAAATTTGATTTCTTTGTACGTTGTAAAGCGTAGCAACATCATGTGGCATATTTTCCACAAAACCTTTTGCGGCATCAAACACAATACTTGCTTGGTCGCGTGTTGTGGCAAGTGTGTAAACCTCTGCGCCAGCTTCACCCCAATTTAATTCATACAAAGCAATTGCGGCAGTCAATGTTGACTTACCCGCTTTGCGCGGAATAAACACAATCACATCTGTGACCATGCGCATTTTAGGGTCACGTTTGCCGCGAAAACCGTAAATGGCGCAAATAATAAAAATCTGAAATGGTTCAAGCACTAATGGTTTGCCAGCATCCGGGCCTTTGGTGTGCTTTAGCGTTGCCGCAAATTCTAAAAAATGCTGAACATAGGAAATATGAAATTCCCATGCCCATGATTTATCTTCTAATTGATTTAAAAATCGTTGACAAGCAAGCCGTACATTTCGGCAAGTTGGTATTGTTCCCTTAACAACATTAACAGCGTACAAAATGCCATTTTCGTAATTCATGGGCCATCCAACAAATGTTGATATTTGCCAGCTTCTTGCTTTGGCATTGCTATTCTATTTTTTGGGGTTAAGTTAAGTTCGTTCATCAATACAATGATTTTGGCAAGGGCTTTGTCACCAGCAGTTAAAAAAGGATTTGTGCCTAGTGTCTGTCCGGCGTTGAACTCCATAACAATCCCATCACGTTTAATGCCCTCAATACATTGAATATAAATTTCAATTTGATTAGCCAACATTGCTAATAAATGTTTATCTTGGTCTGCACCAATGCCAAAATTATCAGCTAAAAAATCGCTGGTTTCTTGAATAAATTTATCTTTATCCCATTCCGCAGGATTGTCAAGCCAGTTGGCTTTTGGTATTTGCGCTTGAATTTTTTTTGTTAATTTTTCAAAATGCTCGGCTTTTTTTTTGGGTTGCACTAGATGCAAGTTTGTTGGAAGTTGCGTAATCATGTTGCGTCCTGTTAACAATTTGTTTTGTGCGGATGGTACTACAAAAAGTGTTAAGACCCCTATTTTGCCTGTTAAGTCTTGCGAGATTGCG